CTGGCGAAGTATACACCTACCTTTATAACAACGATACCTTTACTCTGTACAGGCATATCACAACCTCTAGTGATACCTTCTACACAGACTTCGACGGAACAACCCTCTCAGGACTTGTCTCCAGTAAACAAATAACAATAACAATCTAATTTGGAGAACAAACAATGGCTTTTGTATCTACTGACTGGTCCATCGCTGCTAACGGAGATATTCGTTACATTGGTGATGACCACAATGGGGCGGCTCCGTCCTATTCTACTGTAATCGACTTTCACCGCGCTTTGCAAGACTTCGCGGATGATGCTGCTGCTGCTGGTGATGACCTGCTGGACATCTCTAGCTTAACACCTTCTGATCGTTCGACTGACAACATTATTACGCTGCTTAACGGCTTTAACATTAATGCTACGGGAAGTGAACACCTCTTTGACGGTACTATCGTACAGACAGGTGGCAACGACGTTTATGATGGTATCGTTAACTTCGGCAACCCTGAAGTAGAACTTGGTATCGTCCAAAATGGCGGTGTCCTCTCTGATGACTGGTGGAACCTTGGTGGTTTTCACGGTGCAGTCACAGGCGGATCTACCTCTACTCTTGTTGACACTGGCGCTGGCTGGACTGTTGATGCGTGGGTTGGCTATGTCGTTCGTAACGTAACTGACGGGTCTCAGGGCCTAGTAACTTCTAACACTGCCGATACTCTGACTATTGATGGTCTGATGTATGGCGGTACTACTAATACTAACACGGCTGCTGCTGTGTATTACATTGCTAAAGGCTTGAATGCTGATGCAAACAACGGTATTTCACACCGCTTCATGGTACCTGTTATTGTTGGTGGAACCCCTACAGATAACCGTAAGATCATTGGCTTTGCTCGTACCTTTGGTAAGACACACTCCGAGTTTACCATTAACTCAACCAACAACGGTAACAACGTTCTAGCTGTGTCTGACTCTTCGGACCTTAACAACGCCACACCTCCTAATGATGTATACAACTCTGTTGGTACTGTCTTTGTTGCTCCTTTCGACTCCATCGTAAACCTTACTACTGGTTACATTGGCTTGGACGTTAACAACGATACAGTCAATGAGTTCTTCTGGTCTCAGTGGGATCGTGGTACAGCCTCTATTAACCAGTTCTATGAGTACACTAAGTATGTAACTCGCTACAAGGCGGAAACAGGCACCCTTTACGGTATTGCTGGCGATCTGTTCCGTGGTGTTACTACTGAGCTTACTGTTACTGGTATTGGTGGTACTTGGGTTGAACCCGAGGCAGTCTCTTGGACAGGCGGTACTGGTCAGCTCTTTGCTGTAGATAACACTGCTGGTGCTTCTACTACGAAGGTATGGATTCAGGTCTTGACAGGCTCAGCCCCTACTTCCGGTACACTCACTGGTGCAGGCGGTGCTACGGCTACTGTGACCGCTGCTACGGCTCGTGCGCTTAGCTATCCCTTCTCTGGTCAGTCTACTGGCTCGGCTCTGATTGGTGGCTATGGTGTTGGTATTGATACTAATGACCTTAGTGCTTCGGACTTGCTGCGTGCTCTTGACAACCTTACCTATCAGCCGCCTAACAACGTTTCTTTCTCTGTTGGTGGCCTAGTCATTGGCGAAGATACTGTCCTTGTTACTTCCGAAAGTGGTGGTACTATTAATAAGACACAACTGCTGTTGAATACTAGCTTGGTTACTGCTACAGAGAACTCTGTTGTTACAACTGCACCTATTCCTACAGACACACCGTCTACTGGTACAATCCGTGTTGTAAACGATTCAGGCTTTGATGTACCATTGGTTTACACTTCTTTCTCTGGTAGCACGTTCACCCTCGATACAAACTATGTGTTTAACGGGACTAGTGAAACTGATGCTGCTACCGCTGGTAATGGTGTCTATATCACCTACCTCGATAAAGTTGCAGGGGCTTCTACTGAAAGCTTCACTGTTGTTTATGACGCAGATCGTCCACTGTTTATCCGTGTTCGTGATGGTGGTGGTACTCCGATTAAGACATTTGAAACCACAGGTTCTATTGGTTCTGCTGGTGGTTCTACTACAGCAATCCGTACTTCTGACGAATAACAAAAGGAAATAATTATGGCCGCTCCCATTTATACAACTGACCTAGTTGATATCACTACTGCTGAGACCGTCACAGGTTGGTCTGCCCTTGGGGGTGGCCAAGCTGGTCTCTCTGATGAAACTGATTACTTTATCGAAGGAACCCAGTGTGTTTCTAAGTCAGGCTTTACTGCTTCTACCCGTGGTATGATCTTCTCTGCTGGCGCTACTACTATTGCTGCAGGGGACGCTGTCTTTGTGTGGTCTAAACAAAACAACCGTAACCTTATGGACCTCCAAGCTAATGGTGGTGCTCAGTTCCTTATTGGGGATGGCACCTCCGCTTTTGATCAGTTCTATATCGATGGTAGTGATAGTGAAGGCTCTGCCCTAGCTGGTTGGAGAAACTATGCTGTTGACCCTACTGCTACACCTTCTGCCACTACAGGCACTCCTGCTGCAACATCTTTCTTTGGTATGCAGTGGGCTATCCTTGGTGCTGGTTCTTTGAAGGGTTCACCTAATGGAATTGATGTTGTCCGACACGGTCGTGAGCTAAGGGTGACAGATGGGGACTTGGCTAGTGGCTATGCAACCTTTGCTGGTGCTGCTGCCTTTGACTCCGCTACAACTCGCGCTTGGGGTCTCTTGACTCCTATTCAGGGTGGTAACCTTTTCCACGGCCACTTGGTCCTTGGTCAAGCAGGTGTTCCTGTTGACTTCCGAGATAGTAACCGTTCTATCATCGTTCTTGATGACACCTTCCTTCCTTCCACCTTCAACGAGATTTCTATTGTTGATGCTGCTTCCAACGTAGAGTGGACAGGAATTACTCTTTCTCACCTTGGTACGACTTCCCCTACTGTTCTAAACTTGAATGTAGGAACCTTTGTTGGTAGAAACTGCCGCTTCTCTAGGGCAGGTATCACTACCTTTAGTTTGGGCCAGACCTGCACAGACTCCGCTTGGGAAATTTGTGGTCAGGTGGTTGCTGGAGGCGCTACTCTAACAAACAGTAGCATTTCTGGTTATGAAGGCGTGGCTAACACCTCTGCTATGCTTTATGCTGTTGCTGCTGATCCTGATGGTGAGCTTGATGGTATGTCCTTTGAAAAGGGGGTTGCTGCTACTCATGCTATTGAATTCGGGGCCACTAGCCCTCTAACAATGACGCTACGTAACTGTGACTTCTCTGGTTATAACGCGGCTAACAATGTCAACGATAGTATGTTCCACATTAAGCGAACTACAGGAACCGTTACGATTAACCTCGTTGGTTGTTCCACAGATTCCGCTTTCTCTTACCGTACTGATGGTGCAGCCGTGGTCTTTGTTATTGACCCTGTTACAACTCTCATTAAGGTTGTGGATGCTACAACTAAAGCAAACCTTGCAGGCTCTCGCGTTCTTATTCTTGCTGATGCGGGTGGACCTCTTGCCCAAGGTACTGTTATTATCTCCGGAGACACAGATAGCAATGGTGAGATCACCGACTCAAGGACTTTAGCAGCCAGCCAGCCAATCACAGGTCGTGTTCGACTTTCAACCACTCCCGGTAGTCTTTATAAGACAGGGGATGTAGTTGGTACAATTAACTCGCTGACAGGGTTTAGTACTACTGTTCAGCTTATCCCAGACGAGTAAGTAAATGACAACTGAACTTCAAAGAGAAATCACCCATCAAAACGTTGAGAAGCTTGTTTCCACTATCCGTGGAGAACGTGAAGCAAGAGAGGCGTTATACAAAAAGATCGTATTACTGGAACAACATGTTCAAATGTTAACAGGGCGGCTACAACAAGCTGAGTCTAATGCTCACGCCGCCTTAGCGATCGTCCGAAACATGAACGGAAGTTCAACAACATAAAGGAGGACAAGAACCATGCCTATTTCAATTGATTGGGGTACGAAGGTTATCTCTATCCCTCGGTCTGATATGATCCTGCTCCAATCTATGCCCACAGAAATCAGGGAACTTGACCTCAACTCTTTTCGGCTAGCCCTTAAGGATATCGAAGATAGTGATCTTGGTATGACGCAAGACACGACACATAACCACGTTGCTCCTATTGGGGTTGGTGGTGTTACTCTTGCGCGGGTGGTAGAGATCATTAACAACTATACTGTGACCTTTGAAGATGGCCAGTACGCTGTAAACCTTTCTGGCGCTAACACAAACCTTGCCGACAAGGTGAACGTTAACCAAGTTTCTGTCCGCTCTGCTAACTCTGCGGGTCTTGTTCAGACTTCCGAGATTGAATACTCTTCTTTCCAGAACTCAGTTTCTCTTGACGTTGTTAATGGTGGGGCGGGTCAGGCTTACCCCTTAGGTACAGCCCAGTTTCCTGTAAACAACCTTGCAGACGCTAAGTTCATTGCTCAACTTCGAGGCTTTGATACCATTAAGGTCAAAGGAGACTTTACCTTTGGGGTTGCGGATACTATTGATAACTTTGAGTTTATCGGTCAGTCCTTGACTAAAACACACATTGGCCTCACAAACGAGGCAGTAATTACTAACTGTATTTTCAGAGACGCTACAATAAGTGGATTCTTGGATGGGGATAGTAACCTCATCGACTGTCGCCTTGAAGGGATCAACTACGTAGACGGTAACGTTACAGGGTGTGAAATTGGTGTCGGGGATATCATTCTAAACGGTCAACTCGCGGTCCTTGTAAACTGCTACTCCGGTATTCCCGGGGGTCTTGCAAACCAGACTGCTACTATTGACCTTGGTGGTGGGGGTACAGACCTTATTGTCCGTAACTACACAGGCGGTATGACGCTTAAGAACCACACCTTTGGCGATGATGACGTCTCCGTTGACATTCTCTCAGGCCAAATTGTCTTTGACGAGACTATCACCTCTGGAACCTACGTGGTACGAGGTGTAGGTAAAGTAGTCAACAACTCTTCAGGAACAGCTATTGTTAACGTAGAGGTGCTTGATAGCCAGAATATCAACAGAACTACCTTCACAGATGGAGGTGTTTACCTTACCCAAGGCTCTGCCTTTAGTACGGAAACCTACCCTATCGGTACGCCTGCTAAGCCTGTAAACAACCTAACCACAGCTATTGCTATTGCTCAACGTGAAGGGCTTTCTAAGATTTTCTTGTCAGGCTTCTTTACAGCCCTATCAACAGACGACCTCTCTGGTATTACTGTTGTCGGTGGTTCAGGCTCAGGTAACGTTCTCCTACTTCAGGCAGGAGTAACAACAGTTTCTTCGGGCTTTGAGAAGCTTATTATTGCTGGACAACTTGGGGGTCTCTCTCGAATTGTTAACTGTATCCTTGGGGTTAGTGGTCTCGGTGCCTTTACAGAGTGTGAAGGACGTGTTGTTGATTGTATCATCAATACTACTGCTGGTGTAACCCAAAAGACAACAGGGGCAGGAACTCTCTTTGACAACTGTAGTTTTATTACACCAAACGACTTACAAGTAACCTTAGATGCTAACGGTAAGGCTTTCTCTCTAAGAAAGTGTACTGGTCACATCCTCATTGCAAACGGCACCTCTACGGAGGCTCAAGAAATAAACCTTCAAGGTGGCCGTCTTGAGATTGCTTCTAGTTGCACAGCAGGTGCTTTCTATGTCTCCGGTGATGCTGTTCTCACAGATAACTCTAACGGAACCACAGTAACTAACGTCTTGACTACAGGCAACCTAAACGTAGTAAATACAGGGGTACAGAAGGCTTCTCTTCTCATTCCTCATACAACTAACCTGTAATCTCCATCTGAGGATCGAGAAAGGAAAACATAATGCCTAGAATTACCAATGAGGTAACGAGTCAGCCTATGGGCCGTTCTCGTATCACCTCCCCTTCTAAGGATTCTGTTACCGATAACGGTACAGCCCTTATTTCTATCGTAGATGGAGAACAAATCCAAATTACAATTACTCTCTCTTGGATGACAAGCCTCGCCTCTGCTACAGTTTTTGCTAAGATCGTAGAGGGAAATAATGACGGTCTAGGGACAGTCCCAAACACTGCTCAAGCGGCAGGAGTTGTTACTACCCTCCCTATTATCGATGTCAACCCAGCAGACAACACCTTCAATATTGTAATCCCTGAGACCCTAATCGATGGTTGGGCAGTGCAGCCTAACGCAGACTCACCAGTCTATGGTTTCATTGGCCTAGAAGTTGATGATGGTGGCGTCGGTGATGCTCGTCAGGTTTGGAAACCAATGCGTGGCCTTGTAGAGGTTCTGTACAGCCCTTCAGAGGCGGTATAAAAAATGAGCACCTACGGCCTAACAGTTGAAAACAAAACCTATAACCTAACACTTTCTCCAACTGAGTTGACCGTAACCCTAGTCCCACCGAGTGACTACGTTGTAAACATAGACAACCCAAACCTAGTAACCAGCATCGAGACCCAAGACTATAATGTTTCTCTTTCAAGGGTGGGTGCTCAAGGGGCTGATGCTGACCTTACAAACATAGACTATTTGGGTTTTGATCTAGCCTCCACCCACGAAGTTTTGGAAGGGGAACTAGCTTGGAACGTAGATGACGGAACCCTAGACCTCGGTTTGGGTTTTGGGGTTGTGAACCAACTCGGTCAAGAGACCCATATCTATGTTAAGGCAAAAGAAGCTATCTCAAATGGAGAAGTGGTTTACGTTAGTGGCAGTCCCGGAAATAGTGGTAAGCTTGAAGTTTTAAAGTACATTGCCAATGCTACAATCGATGAACTCTATGTTTCAGGGGTTGCTACCCACGATATTGCCGTAGGTGACTTTGGCTACATCACTGTCTTTGGTGCTGTTAGAGGTCTACCTACAGATGGCGCACTACAAGGTGAAACTTGGGTTGCTGGTACTATCTTGTATGCTTCCCCTATTGTTGCGGGAGGTATGACAAACATTTTACCCGTTGCTCCAAACCAGAAAATCCCTGTAGCTATTGTTCTAAACCCTAGCCCAAATAACGGGGCTATCTTTGCAAGAGCACACGAACTCGGCTATCACTTAGGTGAACTGCATGACGTCAATATCTCGGATATCACAGATGGTGAACTTATCCGCTGGGATGGTACAAGGTTTGTAAACAACACTCTTACTGAAGCAGGTATCCAACCCGCTGGTTCTTACTCTGTCGTAGGTCACACCCATCCCTTTTCTGATATAACAGACACCCCAACAACCCTAGCAGGGTATGGTATTACAGATGGTGGTAGCGGGTCTGGCGCAACAGAATTAAACGGGCTTAGTGACGTCACTGTGGCTGTTCTACAAGAAGGTGATGCCTTACTCTTTGATAGCGCTTCTGGTGACTTTCAAAACTATCAACTCACAACTACTCGCTTGGGAGATATAGACAACACTAACAGAGCCGATGGTTCTGTCCTTGTTTATAACGGTACAACCACTAAATACGTTGCAACCAACTCCCTAGAAAACCCAAACTTAACAGTAATCGGAGGTAGCTTTTAATGGCAACCAAAATTATTATCAAAAAGAGCAGCACTGCTGGTGCCGTTCCCCTCTCCGGTAATCTGGATCAGGGTGAAGTCGCGGTCAACCTAGCTGATCGTAAAATTTACACAAAGGATAACTCCAACGCTATCGTCTCCCTTGGTGGCGCTTACGTTGACTCTGTGGCCCCATCCACTCCCGCCGAAGGTGACATTTGGTATGACACTGTTGCTAACGCACTAAAAGCTTATAACGGTTCTGCTTGGATCGCTGCAGGGGTAAGCTCCCTCGCCGCTCTTTCTGATGTAACTATCACCACAGTTGCTTCTGGGGAAGTGCTTAAGTATGACGGTGCAGGTTGGATTAACAACACCCTAGCAGAGGCAGGTATTGCAGCAACAGGGGATATCCCAACAAACAACAACCAGCTTACTAACGGTGCTGGCTATATCACAGGGATTACTGGGGAAAACCTCCAAAGCCTGAATGATGTAAACATCACCTCTATTGCTTCTGGTGAACTCCTGAAGTGGACAGGTACCGAGTGGGTCAATAACACCTTAGTTGAAGCTGGAGTTGCTTCCGTTGCTTCTGTCCCAACAAACAACAACCAACTTACTAACGGTGCAGGGTATATCACTACCTATACAGTCACCCAAGGAGACGTTACAGCACATCAAGCTGCACTCTCTATCACAGAGTCTCAAATCAGTGACCTTCAGGCTTACCTGACTGCTGAAGCGGATACTCTTGCTACGGTTATGTCTCGTGGTGCTACTACTGCAACCGCTATGACTATCACAAACGCCACGGCCTCCACTACTACAGGTACAGGCGCTCTTAAGGTAACAGGCGGCGCTGGTATCGGTGGAAACGTAAACGTTGGTGGTAATGTCGTCGTTGCAGGTGACTTGACAGTAAACGGTACAACCACTTCTGTTAACTCCAACACAGTAAACATCGGTGACTCTATTATCACCCTTAACTCTGATGAGGTAGGTGTTCCTTCGCAGAACGCTGGCTTTGAGGTTGAGCGTGGTACGTCAGCTAATGTTTCCTTCTTCTGGAATGAAGCTAACGATGCTTGGGATATGGGAGACTATAACCTTCAAAACGTCGTTATCGACGGTGGTACTTACTAACACACTAACCCTTACTCTATAGTAAAAGGATAAGCCTTATGGCAACTAAGATTATTCCAAAGAAAAGTACGGTAGCAGCAAAGGTTCCCTTGGTCGGCGATCTCGATCAAGGTGAGCTTGCTATCAACCTTACAGATAAAAAGATTTACTCTAAAAACGGCTCAAATGCTATTGTTGAAATGGGGTTTGATGGTGCCTACGGCTCTCTCTCCGGTGTACCCGGAACC